ACAATCAAGAATTTGTCTGAATTTTTGGGGCAGTACGGTCAAATTTATACTATGCCGGATAAAGGTAGTAAATTGACTGATTTCTTGCCTTTTGAAGAATTTGAATTTTTAAAACGCAAATCAGTGCATCATCCCAAATTGGGTGTGCATCTGGGCGCTTTAGTTGATAAATCCATCTTCAAATCATTGCATATGCATTTGTATCCGCAGGGTCACCCGTTAACGGAGAATGAATGTAGTGCCATGAATATAGATGGATCATTGCGAGAGTGGTTCAGCCACGGCGAGGAAATTTACGAGAAGCGACGCAAAGAGATGATTCAAGTTGCGCGAAGGGCAGGAATCCACCATATGTGTACAATGCTGGATTGTACTTATGACGATATGGTTGGGAAATGGAGGAAGTCATATTCAGGTGCGGAGCAGCCTTAAAATGCCGCCCCGGTTGTTCCCTGGGGTTCCAGCGTACAGTTGAAGTGAACTATTTCGTATTTGGTTACCATATGAATCGACTACCCGATCTATTTGTATAGGCTTTGCGGAATATTTTGGGATTTATATATCTCGAAGGGGACCCTAACTGTGTGTATGAGTTTAAGCACAGTTCGATAAATAACTCGGAAACACAAATCATGAAAGTAGCTCGGATTTTTCCATTTCGGATTCGAGTGTTAATGTTGAAATGAAATATGACATTTACGCAGGTCGCAATAAAGTATTTGTTGCGGGTGAACCAGTGGATGTCATTTGTTTTGAAGGTAAGTATTATGTGGTCAGTGGTAGACCTTCTGGCGTTTTTGGGCGCTATAGGGTTTTGCACTTAGACCACTTGATGCATTATTATGAGTTTCACACCACTAGTTGGTGTGATGCTCTTCGTGCGTATTTTTGGCAATTGAGGGAAAAGACACTGCAATTCCTTGAGATGGAGTTGAGTGCGTCTATTACTCAATTGCTGAAGAGCCGTATTAGTATTGGTAACTACCATGGGGAATTTGAAAATCATGGTAGATTCTTAACACGTGTTATTGCAG